ATGAATTAAGAGATGATTACTTTAAAAAGTATATAGATAATTATAATGAACTTGATTTTGTAAGATTAATTAGATTCTTTGATAATTCTGTCTTTAAAATGCTTAGAGATTTTGTTCCCGCAAGAACCTCTTTAGCATCTGGGGTTGTAATCAAACCTCACTTATTAGAAAGACAAAAATACCCACAACCTAAAGCTTACACAACATCATCAATTGCAGGTACAGCTAATACTTCAACATCAGAAGATTTTGTAAATTTAGAAATTACTGCCTCTATTGGTAGTAAACATAGTTTACTAAACGGTCAAAATGCTTACTCAGCATCTTCCGACTTTGAATCTTATCCATTATACAATTTTGATGGGGGTACTGGTGGTACTTTACCTAATACTCAAGGAAATATTAGCTATAGTGGATCACGATCTAATATTGTTCCTATTACCCAATCTTATACTAGTGAAAAAATTACTCCTAGTGGATCTATATTTACAACACATAATACTGAAGAAGAATTTTTTGATGGAAACTTTAGTGGTTCTAATATTGTAGCTACTACTCAAAGTTTAAACCCATTAAACCCATTCTTATCAGTACTTACTACCCCATTAAAATACGATTTATCATCTTCATACAGTTCTAGTGATAGAAATGCTGTAATAAGCTTCTTACAAGCCCAAACCCCATCTCCAGGAGATTTCTTTGCTGGATTTGAATCTTATCCTACGGCTTCTTTTGGAGATAAAGGTAATGTTAATGATACAGACTGGCAATATGCATCAGATGGTAAATTATATAGAAATAGTGGAACCTTTACTACTGATGAATTAGCTATGATGTCTTCAGGTTCTGTAATTTTTGTATCTGCTTCATATGATGGTGCCCTACCTGAATCTCCATTTGTAGACGTATTTAATGCACCATCCTTAACTATGAATGCTCATCAAGGCATTTATGTTGATTATACATCTTCATCCCCAGCACTATTAACTTCAAGTGGTGCCCCCTATGGATTCAATAACTCCCCCGGATCCCCTATAGACATAGGTACTGCTCATATTACTTTACATTTTGAAGGTGGGTTAACTTACAAATTTGTAGGTATTAATGTAAACGTAGAAGATAAAGAAGGAACAGATTATACTAACGCTATTCAACAGGTAGAATCATTTGAATTTTCATTAAATAATTTAGAATCTACTTCCTTAATTAGTACTAAACAAGGTTCTACACCTTTAGAACTTACAAGATATAGTACTAATAGAGATTTTTATGCTTTATATCTTACTACCGATACTACTAATGTAGATGTTCCTATTACAGGTGTTAACTCTCAGTTCTTAGTAGCTAGTAATACTGATAGAGAAATCATATTAACCCCAGGAAATAATATAGCAGGTATTCCTTATAATGACTATAATGCTCTACTTAATAATTACGTAGATGCTAGATTATCTACCAAATACGAAGATTTAGATTACACTCAACGTAATTTAAATGTTCCCGTAAATATAAATCCTGTAATTTCAAGCAGTGCAGATAAAGCTCCTGTACAAGATTCTAACTATACAGCAGCCCGTCAAATTAATTCTAGATATCAAGGATCGAAATTAACCTCAGCTAATTATAATAAATTTACCCCTGCAAGTAGTGGTAGTCAATTAATTAGATTTGCAGATGGGACTACAGGTACCTGGACTGGTGATAAATCATTTGGTAAAACCCCATCTGTAAATAACAATGCTAATATTGCATTCTCAGTTGAATATGTAAATGGTCTGTACCCTGAAATTCCTGATGCTACAGCTGCACAAATAAAAGACTTTAAAATTATTTTTGATGAAAATACCTCAGAAATAATTGATAAAAGTGATAGCTTATTTAACTTTAATGTTGACCAATATTTAGGATTTAGTCAATCCTTACAAATATTCCCAGCAGATAATTCTCCTGTAGAAACTCCTAATATTACTTCATTAAGCGGAGATATAGGTGCTCCTGCTAAATCAATATATTTTATCCAAGCTTCACAATCGTTTGCTCAAATAACCCCTAGTAATGGAGCAGTATTATCTACTTCTTCCCAAGGAATTCGATTTGCTAGTACCGGATCAGGTGCTAAAGGAAGTGTTTATGGAGGTTATAACTTATATTATCAAACTGAAAATAAAGATGGTGAATACGTTCAAAGTGTAACATATGATACTATCGGGAGCGCTTCAGTATATGTTTCTAGAAGTTTATTAGAAGGAGAAAGATGGTTCTGTACTCTACTAACTCAATCTATATACCCATTAGAATTATATGAAGTTTACAATTCATCTAGTGAAATGGAAGTGTTTAATAGTGGAGGTGCTTTTAACCATAAAGAATTTAACCCATTCAGCTTACCAGCATTTGGGGTATACGAAATCTCAGAAGTTCAATATCCAACCTCTCTAAATCCAGGAGAACCAACCCCTGTAGTTTGGAAATTCGTTTCAGGTTCAAATGTTCCTGAAAACAGATCTATAGGCCAAGATGGTCCAGGGAATTATGATCAAGGAAAATCATTAGCAGCTTTAATTTGGAAATCATCAAATACTAATACTCCTATTCTTCCTGTAAAACGTCCTGATTTCTTCCCAAGTGGACTTGGAGATCAAGGAGGAATTATTTATCCTTCATCGTTTAATGCTAGATTTAAGACAACAGCTGTACAACTTAAAGATGGAGTTAAAGAAATTGCTCCTGGAGGTGCTACAATCCAAGCATTACCTAAAGCTGTTTCTAATACCAATAGCTCAACCAACCCAGGTGGTTCTACAGGAGGTAGCTCAAATACAGGAGGTGGTACTCCTCAATACCCACCATTTGGGGAAGCGGGAACCGCAGGTGAATTTAGAGAATATGGAGGTGATGTCTATAGATTCGGTGGAAATGGATGGAGTATATGGCTCCTTTAATTTAAAAATAAAATAAACACATATTTATAATAAAATAAACATTAAAAATGGGATATTTAAATAATACAGTAGTAACAGTTGATGCTATTTTAACTACAAAAGGTAGAGAGTTATTAGCCAAAAACGATGGTTCTTTTAGAATCACTCAGTTTGCTATGGCTGATGATGAAATCGATTATACCCTTTACAACCCAAACCACCCTTCAGGTTCAGCTTATTATGGTGAAGCTATTGATAACATGCCTCTTTTAGAAGCATTCCCTGATGAAACTCAAATTATGAAATATAAGTTAGTAACGTTACCTCGTGGTACTGCTAAATTACCTATTCTTGATTTAGGTTCTACAAGCTTTACATTAAAACAAGGTGCTAACTTAAACATTACTCCTCAAACATTAAACTACGCAGGTGGTAACCAATCCGAAACATCAGGATATACATTTACTATTTCTGATGTTAGATTATTTAGCACTTATAATGGTGTGGGAGTTGATACAGCAGCTGCTCAAGCATTAAATACAAATTCTACACAAACTTTAGGAACAAACGTGTCTAAGACAGTAATTGGTACTACCTTAAGTTTAAGAGCAACTACTGTAAATACTTTATTTGGAAATAATACTTCATTAAGAGCTACTTTAACAGTAGAAGGTAGAGATAGTGGTGCTAGATTAACTATTCCGTTTACTATTACTAAAGTATCATAAATTATAGATTATGTCATTTAATAGATTAGAAACAGACGATTTTGTAATATCATCCGATAGTATTACTTCTACGGTATGGAGTACAGATAACCAGGAATTAACCTCGTTTTTTACTTCCTCAGTCCAAGAAGCCCAAACATCAGGTAAATATTACTTAAATGTATATCAAACCGGTTCTACCCTTTCAGGTTCAGCAGTACAATTTGCAGTTGCTTATGGTAACCAACAAGGTAGTGGTAGTGAATTCTATAATAATGCTGTAACGGGTTCTACTTACACTAGAACAATTTATGGTCAGTATAGAAACTTAGTATTAGGTAGTGAAACAGCTGCCTTTATCTTTGGTAACCAAACATCTTCAGATTTCTATGCTGTATCGCTTGATAGAGCTAGATATAAAGAAAGCCTACTTCCAAGTACTTGGACACTAACCCTTTCAGGGTCGGGTGCTGGTGGTGATGGTATTATTACCTTAACAGATGACTCTTTAGTAAATTCATCTTCAGTACAATTTAATGATGCTGGTAGAGTATTCCAGATTGTCTCAGGTTCAGCTGGTACAATTTATACTGGAACTAATGCTAATGGATGGTCACCTAACTCAGGTTCATATGGTTTATTTATGCCTGATATTGCTACTCTATTATTAAATCCATTAGCTTTAACAGGTTCAATTGCATTAGGTGGTATTAACTTAGCTACTAGTCGTTCATTTGATACTGATGGTTTAAATAACAGAAGATTATATCAAGCTTTCCAATCAGGATCCTCATTTAAACTTAACTCAGAAGAAACTATTACTTCTGATTATGTGTTTATTAGAGCAAAAAGCTCACAATTTAACTATTCAGAAAACCCATCATATATCTCAGGTTCAACTGGTGAGGTAGTATTTGATGATTTTGTAAATAACCCTCAAACTTACATTACAACTGTAGGTTTATATAACGATAATAGTGAACTTTTAGCAGTAGCTAAAATGTCAAGACCCTTAAAGAAAGACTTTACAAAAGAAGCTTTAGTAAGGGTTAAACTAGATTTCTAAAATGAATGAGTGCTTACAAACAATTTTTAGCACAAGACATTATAGTCACTCCCTTTGAAGTAAATAAATCCTTTACTTTTAAAGGGGGTAACTTTACTGATAATTTAGTAGAAATAGACAGACTTAAAGGAATAAGCGGTTCTTTTGAATCTAATCAGGATGCTACAGGTAATAATTCTGACCAATACCAGGTTTTAGTCTACAATTCTATTAAAGAGCTATACTATTCAAACTTCTTAACCCAAAGTTGGGGAGACGAAGTATCTACAGCAAGCCTATTCCCAGGTGAAACCCCCTCAGGTGATGTTATGGTAGGCCCAGTTAATACCTCAGGTAGATATTATAATTATCTTCAAACCTCATTAACCCAGTCAAGATATTTCCCTACTGAATCAAACTCACCAATTGCTGTATTCTCTATACCTTCACGTTTATTTGGTGATTATGTTCAACCCTACTCATTTGTATGGGAAGATAACACTAATAACATTAATTTAACTGATGATGGTGAAGGTAATATTATCTCAGGTAGCAAAGTAGTAGGTAATATTATATATCAACACGGATTAGCTATTATTACTACTCAATCCTTAGGAGGTACTACTCCGGATTCATTGGTATCAGCTACTAATGTTACTTGCTCATTCTCAAGCTCTTTAACAATCTATGAAACTCAGTACAAGTGTACTCTAACTGAAAACGAATTTAATACTACATTAAATCCATCCATCATATCTCAAAGTGATGGTACTCCTTATAATTACGTAACTGGTTCTTATTTTTCTCCTTATTTAACTACTGTCGGGTTATACAATGAAAACCAAGATTTGTTAGCTATTGGTAAATTAGCAAAACCTTTATTTACTTCAGCTACAACAAATACAACAATTTACATTAACTTAGACCGATAAAATATCATGTGGACATACAAATCTCAACTCATGGAGGCACTCTCCTCTTTTCCTCAAGGAACATATGGGTTTATATATAGAACAACACACATTTCCTCAGGGAAAGCTTATATAGGTAAAAAAGTACTTTACCACCAGAAAAAAGTAAAATTAACTAAAAAAGAATTAGCTGAATACGCTGGTGTATCTGGTAGAAAACCTTCATATAGAATTGCTATGAAAGAATCTGATTGGCAAAAATACTATGGTTCTCATTCCGAAATTAAAGAACTAATCAAAGAAGGAAAACAAGAAGATTTCGAACGTGAAATCTTACAGTTGGCTGATTCAAAAAAGTTATTAACTTACTACGAAGTAAAATATCAAATGTTATACCAGGTACTAGAAAAACCTGAAGAATTTTTTAATGATAATATTCTTGGCAAGTTCTATAGGAAAGACTTTGAATAGTAAAAATAGGTTATTACATTTACCGTTATATGGTAAACCATTTATTAGTTAATATAGTAAACTCCGTTTTAGGAGTAGGCAAATCCACCGCAAGGGGTAACCAAGCGTACCACTGTCCGTTTTGTCATCATTCTAAACCTAAATTAGAGGTTAATTTTACTGATGGTCAAAAGAATCCTTGGCATTGTTGGGTTTGTAACAAAAAAGGAACTAATCTAGTTACCTTACTAAAACAAGCTAAAGCCCCAGAGGATAAAATTACTGAGGTTAAAAAGCATGTCTCTTACAAAAGTTATAGAGATAATACTAAAAAAGTAGAAGCAATTAATCTACCTAAAGAATTTAAACCACTACTTGAACTAACAAAATCAGATATTAAAGGTAGACAAGCGCTAGCTTACTTAAAAAAACGTGGCGTAAGTAAAGTGGATATAATGCGCTACAATATTGGTTATTGCGATGGTGGTGTCTACGATTATATGATTATTATACCGTCGTATTCCCACGAAGGTTCCCTAAATTATTTCGTAGCCCGTAACTACAATCCTCACTCACCAGTTAAATATAAAAATCCTCCTATGAGTAAGGATGTTGTGCCCTTTGAATTATTTATCAATTGGTCTTCTCCTTTGATTTTAGTTGAGGGTATGTTTGATGCTTTAGCTGTAAAACGAAACGCAATTCCCCTGTTAGGAAAACACATTCAAAGAGAGTTAATGAAGAAAATCGTTACCTCTGAAGTTAAAAAAATATACATTGCATTAGATCAAGATGCTCAAAAAGATGCTTTAAAATTTTGTGAGCAATTATTAAATGAAGGTAAAGAAGTGTATTTAGTAAATATGCAAGAAAAAGATCCATCCGAAATGGGTTTTAGTGAAGTAACAAAATTAATCCAAGAAACAACACCTATTTCAGGTTATGATCTAATGTCTCTGAAATTTCAAATGATATGAGTAAAAGAAATGTAAAACGCTCTTATAACAGAATCCTAGAGATTTCTGAAGATGCACAACAGATTACTATGCCAGATTCACGTTACTATAGACGTAACGGAGAATATTATCCATCTATTACCTATGTTTTAGGCACTTACCCTAAAGGTAAATACTTTGAAGACTGGTTAAAAAAAGTAGGTTATTCTGCAGACCACATTGTAAGAAAAGCAGCAGACCAAGGTACTGAAGTACACGAGATGTGTGAAGCATTTCTATTAGGTGAAGAGTTACAATTTTTAGATAAACATGGTCGCCCACAATACCACCCAGACGTTTGGCAAATGTTCCTTAGATTTGTAGACTTTTGGGAAGAATACAATCCTACACTAGTAGAAACAGAGGTACATCTATTTTCAGATGAATTAAAAGTAGCAGGTACTTGTGATTTAGTTTTAGAGATTGATGGTGAATTATGGATTGTAGATTTAAAAACCTCTAACCACCTTCAAACTACATACGATTTACAAACTGCAGTTTATGGTAAGTGTTACGAGGAATGTTATGGTAAAACGGCTGATAGGTATGGTGTTTTATGGTTAAAGTCTAACAAACGTAAAGCTGCTAAAGATAAAATTCAAGGTAAAGGTTGGGAAATGTATGAATCGTCTCGTACACAAGAAGAAAATCTTGATATATTTAAAACAGTTAAAACTTTGTTTGACCTAGAGAATCCAAAACACAAACCAGTATTTACTGAATTTAGAACGCAAGCCAAGAGAAAACTGTAATATTTATTACAAAACGCGCGTTAAATGATTTCACTAATCAGACTTTTAAACGAGGTTGAAGGTAATCCAAAAGCCATCATCCTCGCTGGTGCACCTGGTGCTGGTAAGGGCTCTATCCTAAGAGATTTAGATTTATCTGGTCTTAAAATCCTAAACTTAGATGATACTATCTTAGCATTATCTAAAGAACAAGGATTCTCGTTAAACCAAAAAGATACAGATGCTGAAAACAGAAGTGCCTTTATGAAGGCAATGGCTGCAGCAACTAAAAAACTTAAGGGAGAACAAATACCTCAAACCATAGCTAATAAAGATTCATTCATTCTAGATGGTACTGCTGCATCAGCTAAACAAACTCAATTATTACTTGATGAGTTGAAAGAAGCAGGCTACGATGTAATGATGTTATACGTTTACACTCATTTAGAGACATCTTTAAAACGCAATCAAGACCGCTTTGAGAAATCAGGTGGTGAAGATAGAAGTTTAATGCCTGGAGCTGTTTATAGAACATGGCTTCAAGTAGCTAAAAACTTCCCAATATATCAAAATATGTTTGGGGGTAAATTTGTTTCTGTAGCTAATACAGGTGATGATGAAACAATGAAAGATGTAGAAAAAATCCTACAGACTTATCTTGAGCCATTTAAAGTTAAAGATGGTAAACCTAAAACTGATAAAGAACTTGCTAAAAAGAAACAACAAGCAGATAAATTAAATGCTGAGGTTCAAGCATTTTTAGATTCACACGAAGTAGAAAATATTATTAACTCCTCAGTATCTAAAGAGGAAGCACAATCAAAAATTAGCTCATTCCTATAATGAACCAACTAACAGAATTTTTAGTAGACTCTATCCTCGCAGAAGAAAAAAACGAGATTGTAGGTATATTTGGTGGAGGTTTTAAACCACCTATTAAGGGTCATGTTGCTATTGTAGAAAAAGCACTACAAGACTTCCCAGAATTAGATAAACTAATTGTTTCTGTTGGTAGTGGAGTTAGAGATGAAATTGATCAAGAAGAATCTCTTTTAGTTTGGGACATTTACCAACGTCACCTACCTATGAAAGTAGAAATAGGCGCTTCTAAATCAGGAATGCCCATTAAAGATATCTATAAACTAGCCAAAGAAAATCCAGATAAAACTATTTACTGGTTTATTGGTGCTAGAGAAGGTAGAGAAGACGATCTACAAGATATAGCAGCACGTACTAAAAGTGCTGATAAGTATGGTAACCTAAATGTTAAAGTTATTACAACATCTGACCCTAATGTAAGTGGTACTAATGCACGTAAAGCCCTTTTAGCAGATGATAAAGAAAAATTCTTTACATATTTACCTAGTTTTGTAACAAACGAAGAAAAAGAAGAAATTTTTAATATTCTAAGACCTGCTGTTAAAGAAACATCTAATCCTGATGATGGTAAAGCTGCTCCTTATGGTTCAGGATATAGTAAATTAAACGAGCATTCAATGGGCCGTAGTATTGATTTATTACCTTATTTAGCTAAATTAACTCAATATATGATTGATAAAGGTTACAATATTGAACCTTTACCTGGTTTAGAGTTAATTGATGATGATATTTTAAATGCTGAAGATTTCTTTGGAAATACGGCATATTACAATCCTAACACACAAACCATTGTCCTCTATACTCACGGGCGTCATCCCAAAGATATTGCGCGTAGTTACGCACATGAGATGATTCACCATATCCAAAATCTAGAGGGTAGATTAGGTAATATTACTACAACTAATACTCAGGAAGATGATCATTTAAACGATATTGAGGCTGAAGCTAACTTAAAGGGTACAATGACGTTTAGAAATTGGACTGATGGTTTAGATGAAGGCTTTGATAAAAATTTAGGTAAAGACCCATTTGGTCTAAACCAGTTTGCTCGTGAATTAATGGCTGAAGGTGCTTATGATTCACTTACAACCCAACTAACAAAAGCTACAATCAATAAATGGGTTGAGGATTCTAAAAAGAAACCAATACCTAAAAAATCATTTGTTGATATTGATATTGATGATGTAGATGGTAAAGGTAGAGAAATTGAATTTAATTACGTTGGTATAGTAGAATTTGATAAAACAATAGACGGATACGAGGTAGATGGTACTTCAAATAGTGGTGAAGATAAAGGTAAAATACCTTTTGTAGCCACTATGTTTAGAATTAACCCTAAAATTTTACCTCAAGCATGGTCTAAAATCTCAGCTGATGTTTCAGATGTTATTAGACACGAGATTGAACATTTAACTCAAGCAGGTGATAATGTTAGAGGTCAAGTGTACGATGATGAGGGTAACTTAATTGATAAAGGTAAATACATGGATGATGATATCATGATTCGTGATATGATTAACAAACTTAAAGTTTTACCTAAAAGCGATTACTATAAACTTGAAAAAGAAGTAGACGCAATGCTTCAAGGTTTATATTTAAAAGCTAAAAAGACAAGAAAACCATTTGCTGATGTAATCAACAATTACTTAGATATTGCTCCTGGTATTGATACTAAAGAAGATAAAGAATCCATACTAAATCTTTGGAGAAGCAGAAGAAAGGCATTATCTTTACCGGTATTCGAAAATGAAGAAAAGGTTATGGACTATAAAATATTTCTAGATATGGATGGGGTATTGGTCAATTTTGATCAACAATTCCAAGAATTAACAGGTATGATGCCTCGTGAATTCGAATCTAAATACGATTCAAATAAATTTTGGGAAGAAATTGATAACGCTGGAGTAGGTTTCTGGCGCGGTATGAAATGGATGCCTGGTGGTGAAGCACTTTACAATAGAGCATCTCAATTCGATCATGCTTTGTTATCATCTCCTTCACGCAGTGAAGTTTCTAAAATCGGAAAACGTTTATGGAGACGAGATAAAACACCAGATACTAAACTGATTTTAGCTCGTTCTTATAATAAAAGAAAATATGCTGCCCCTAATCACATTCTAATTGATGATAGGGAAGATAATATACAACAATGGAGAGATGCTGGTGGTATAGGTATTCTATACAAATCAGCAGATCAGGTTAATGCAGAATTAGATAAATTGGGTTTATAATGAAAGATAACGTTCTAAAAAAAGAATTTCAACAAAAAGATGTTAATCGCCTTAGAAATGTAATGTCCGGTAAAGCTGGAGAACGTACTACTGAAGGTATTGGTTATACTAAAAAACAAGAGTTTTATAAAGAAGGTGATATTTGGACTGAAAATGGTCGTGAATGGACTATTAAAGATGGTATCAAACAAAATATTACAAAATTAGATAAGGCAAAAAAGATTATGAATTTGCCTTTATTCTGTCCTTCTTGTAGTAAAGTAATGAATCACAAATACGATAAATCCTTTTATCTACAGTATAAACGTTGTTGGGATTGTCAAATTGATTTTGAAGCCGATTTACGTAAAAAAGGACTACTCAAAGAATATGAAAAATTTGTTATGAACTCAGATATAGATGCTTTAATTAAAGACTTTACTATTTGGACTGATGAAAAAATGAACCAATC